GGTTGTGAGGTCCAGGCCGACCACGACCTCGCGGAACTGCTCCATCGACTTCGCGGTCCCGGTTTCGATACCGAACTGCGTCAGCGTCGGCGTGATTCGCGTACGCAGCGAATCCGCACGCTCCTCGTCCGTATAAAAATCGTTGAGGAAAGATTCGCTCATGCCGGCAAAGTCGTCCAGGCCGTCGAACAAGCCGATCAAGCGCTCGCGCGCCGCGACCGATTCCATGCCGACGGCGCCGAACGTCTTGCCCATCGATCCCAGCACCACATCCACCGCCTCGTAGTTCTGGGCGATGCGGGTCAGGGTCTCCAGATAGCCTTCGCCGACCTGCTGCAATCCTTCGAGGCCGCCGATGGCGAAGCGCGCCATGTCGTCGCCGAGTTTGGAGAACACGGCCTGCAACTCTTTCTCGATCTCGTCCGGCCTCATGTCCTTGAAGCTGATCTTGCCGAGATCGATCACGAATGCATTCAGCTTGCCGGTGAACGCTGCGCCACTCAGGCCGAACACGTCGCCAGCGGCCACGATGCTGGACCCCAGTGCCGTAATCACACGGGCGATCTGACGATTGCCCTCCAGCCCCAATCCTTCCAGTTGAGTGCTGTGCTTGTCGCTCGAGAACCAGCCCCCCGACTTCTTGATGTCGGCATAGCTCGCGGCATTCGTCCGTCCATTCAGGATATCGGCGTACGTGGCACGCTCCAGGACGAAACCGGTATCTTCCAGCGTCTTCTTCCCGCCAAAGATCGAGCTGCCGAGCTTGGACAGGAAATTTGAATCCTTGCCGTCGATGCCAGACAGGTTCAGCGACGCGCCTGTGATCCGTCCATCGCGCACCACCAGCGCCGCGAACGATCCGATGCTGTTCCTGATGTCGGTCAGAGCGGTGAGCATGCCCTGGCTGATCGTCAGCCCCTGGTAGGTGTTGTCCTTGACTGCTTCGATGGCGTTCAGGATCGACTCGGATTTTGCCGAGCTGTCACCAAATACACTGCCGGTTCCCTGACTCTCCTGACGCTGCTGCGACAACGGCACGCCGCCGGCGCCGCCCAGGCTGCCTGTCAGCTCGCCGCCGATGCCGACGACGGCGGCCAGCGTCGCGGCGCCAGCAGCCAGATTGAGCGGGAATGGCATCGAGGCGATCGCCTTGACTACTGCCGTAATGCCCCAGGAACTTGCCTCGGTTGCGGCGATACCGGTGGAGGCAGCCGACGCCGCTGCCTCTCCTGCCAGCTTGGAGGCGGTCATCGACGTCGTTGCCGTGGCTTCAGTCTGCCTGAATGCGATCTTCTTCGCCATCGACTCCAACCCCAGCACCATTTCAGCGGTGCGGAAAGCCTTTTCCGCGGCCCCGAGCGCCGCATAACCTTTGCTGCCCTCGGAGAAGAATCCTTTCGCGGCAACCGCCATATTTCCGTAGGCGTTCATCCGGCCGCGAACCTCCTCCCGGCTGATCTCGTTCATGGCGTCGGCATATTCCTTGGAACCATGCACGTAGGCGACCTTCGCTTTCTCGCGCGCCTTTTCAACCTCGGCCTGGCGTTGGCCATACGTGTCGAGTAGGCTGATCAGCTTGGTCATCGACTCACCCGCTGCGCCGAACGCGCCCTGCAGCACCTTGCCGAAATCCAGCGCCTTAGCCGGCTCTAGGAGTTTGTTCACCTCCTCGCTCGCACTCCTTATCCTTTCCAGAGCAGCCAGGTAAGCATCCTGTATTCCCGCCAGCGTCTTGTCGTCAGCCAGGAAGTTTGCCGCGCTTTCCTGCAAGCCCTCATCGATGTTGCTGCGCTCGACGAGACCTATTTTCTTCATGGGCGGGCTTGCGCCATCGCTGCGATCGACCGGTCGCGCCGACCCACGCGCACCCTGCGCGCCGCCCTGCGCTGGCTTCTTGGGTTCTGGGTCGACAACATTGACCGGCTTCGCCGCGCGCTCCTTGGCCAGCTCGTACGCGACCATCTCGTCGATCGTCTTCCTGATCTGCGTCGTAGCCGCTTCGTGGGCCGCCGTGATGTTCGCGGTCCGCTCGGCGAAGCTCGTCTGATCGCCCGCCGTGGCGCGCAAGGCCGCGGCGTAATCCGCAAACTGTTTGGCAGTATCGTTCGCTCCCAGCAACGACAGACCTTTCGAGACGCCGGACAACAGATCGGCCATGCCGAGCCGCATCCCGCCGATCGCCTTGTCCCAGGCGAACCTGATCGCCTCCCAGGTAAGCGTCGCTGCGTACTTGATCTGCTCCCATCCCGTCAGCATCGCGCCGACGAAGATCGCGCCGGCCACCCGCGCTTCGACGAAGTTCTCATGCAGGTATTTGCCGATCTCCCATCCCGCAAACGCGGCGAACAGCACCCCGGAGGCCACCTTGAGCGCCCCCATCGCTCCCGACGCGAGCTGCGCCGAGACCGACATGCCACCCAAGCTGCGGCCGAAGATCGACGACAAGCTCGCGCCGGACGCCATTTCCATACGCAGCAACGCGAACTGGACCTGGAGCCGCCCGATCCCGGTCGCCGCCGCCTGGAAGATGGCAGGCGCCGCCACGAAGGCGAGGAAGTAGGCCCCGGTAATTTTCGCTGCCGTGACCAGGCCGGCCGCGATCGTGTCCATCGATTCGCTCAGTGTCGTCAAGCCATCCGACAGGCCGTTGGCAATCGTGGCGATGCCTTCCCCGACACCGGACTCGGACACCTTGAGCAGGAAGGTTTCCCACGTGTTGCCCAGCCGGCTCATGGCGCCGTCGAGCGTGCCCATATGCCGTTCCATGCTACCGGCGAAATTGATCTTACCGAGGTCGCGTAGATAGCCCTCTATCTCGCCGGCATTGTTGCCGATCGTCGTGGTCACGCCCTTGAAGGTGAGCGCGACCTGGTCGCCCTCCTCGCGCGCCGTGACGCCGAACACCTTGAGGGCACCGAAGTCGCCCGACGTCGCTGCAGCCACCGCGCCCGTGAACTCTCCCAGCGTCTTGCCCATTGCCGTGGCGGTATCGCCGTAGGAGCGCAATGCATCCGCGCTCGGGTCCAGTCCCAGGCTTTTCAGCTGGAGAAAGGACGAGGTCACGTCGGCAAGCCCATTGGGCGTCGTGGCGGCGAGCTGCTCGAGCGAAGCGAACACTTGCCGCGCCTGGTCGGCCGACCCGGTGGACGCGATCATTGCCGTATTCAGCCGATCGAACTCGCGCTGCACCGAGACCAGTTGCTTGCCGACGCCGACGATGGAGACGTCCGCCACCAGTCCGAGCAGGCCGCCGCGCAGGGCCGCCCCGGCGCTGCGCAGGACGCCGCCTCCCTGGGGAGTTGCTGGCCCCTGGATCGCGCCTCCTGCCGGGCCCTGGCCGCCACTGGACGGGGCTCCTTGCGGCACGACGTCGAGGGACTGCTGGCGGCGGGCGGCCTGCGTCGCGGCCGTCACCCGCCCGATCGACGCAACGACATTGCGCGCCGCGGTTTCGACATTGCGCGCGGCGGCGAGCGCCTCGTCGCCGATCCGGGTGAACTCCTGCGCCACACGGCGCGCCGCGTCCACGGCTGGCCGCAGGCCCGCATCGACGCCACTGGCGTCCGCCGTGACTTTGATGACTATATTGTTGGTGGTTAGGCTCATGCATCGACCATAAAAAATGCCACCTCACGGTGGCGCGTTGATTCAAGCGGGACGCCGGCGTACGGACCGGCCGCGGCTAATCGCCGCGTTCCGCCATCGCCGCCAGCGCCGCCACCTCCATGATGGGAATGTCGGCCATCACCGGCTGCCACTCCGGGCGCGGGATGGCCTGCATGCGCAGCGCCACGGGCAGCGCCGCATAATCCAGGCCGGTAGCCCCGGCCATGCCGACCCGCCACTGCGTCTGCATGGCGGCGAAGGTGAAATAGGCCGACTGGTTCTCGGGCCAGACATCGACCGGCGCGTCCTCGAAATCGTCTTCGGACAGACCCGCCGCCTCCATGACGGCCAGATCCTTCTGCGTCAGGGCCGGCCGGTACATGGCTGCGGCTATCGCGCGGAGTTTCCCAGCCGGCCTTCGGTGATGGCGTCGCGGTAGGTGCCGATGATCGCCGTGGCGGCCGCCGGCAGTTCGTCGACCAGCTGCTCGACCGCCGCGCGGTCAAACGGAATGTCGAGGTTCCAGCCATTGACGGCGTCCATGATGTAGTCGGACTTGAATTCGGCTTCGCGCTGCATCAGTTCGGCCTGGGTGACGTCAGGCAGCGCCTCGCCGGTCTCGTTCGCCTTCTTGTAGCGCTCGACCTGCGCCTCGGCTTCGGCCTTCACGCGGCCCTGGATCGCGTCGGCGAACTCCGCGAATTCCTTGCGGGTGCGGTATTTGTAGTCGACCTTCATGCAGCCTTCGCTGCCGTCCAGCATGAGGAAGGAGACTTCCTTGGAGAACACGTCCGGACGCTTGCCCAGGATGATCTTGCTTGCTTTTGCCATGATTCTTGTCTTTCGGATCGAAGTAAAAAAACCGCGAGGTGCGACCCCGCGGCGAAAAGGCCCGCCCTGGCGGGCCGGCAAAACGTCAGGCCACGTAACGCACCGGACGACCCTGCATCGCGCAACCCGCACGTACCGCCATGACCTGGCCCTTGGTCATGGTCGGGGTTTCGTCGAAGCTGATGTAGCCGTTGTAGAGGATCTTGCTGCCGTTCGGCAGCTCGGCCTTCAGCGCAGCGATCTTGCGCGAGTCGGCGACCTGCTTGAGCGCCTTGTGATGCGGCAGCGCAGGATCGTCGGCGATCGTCATCGCCAGGCTCTGGGCGTTGTAGCCGTCCGGCAGGTTGATGTCGTTTTCGTTGTCGAGCAGGCTGACGGCGGCGTACTTCGGATCGCCGCCCGACGGTTCGGCGGTCAGCATCTGCTGGATCGGAATCCAGGTGGTGACCTTGCGCAGCGTGCCGGCGCCGGCGCCGGTCGGGAACAGGTTCGCTTCGCTGGTGTCCATGCCTTCCAGCGTGACCGAGGTCGCGGCGGCAGCCTTGACGCGGAACACGCGGTTGGTCATGCGGCTCCAGCCGCCCACGTATTCGACGTAGTCGCCGGCGGCGAAGGTGTTCGCCGCGGTGGTCAGTTCGGTTTCCGCCGCGTTGCTGGCGGCGGTAACGCTGACGATGGCGGCATAGGCGGTGGCGACAGCATACTGGGTGCCGGTTGGGAGCGAGAGTGCCATAGATGAAGCCTTTCAAATGAAAAAAGCCCGTTGCCGGGCCAGTGCGCCCTTGCGGGCAAAGAAAAAGCCGCCCGGATTGCTCGGGGCGGCTTCGATGTGGATGTGCCGATCATGCAGGACCACTGGAGGTCTTGCGTGAGCGGCAAATACCATCAGGTGTCGTAGGATGGAGCGTTGGCACTGTGGGCCGGTTGCTCGTCTGCCTCGGGTGACGTTGGCGCTGTCGCGCACATTACGTGGATCGAGGAACTGGTAACGCATTACAGTAGACTAGTGCTCAGGCATCAGGCGTACAACGCGATCATCAACGTTTCCAGAGGAACTCCATGCGAACCACACCATTACCGCGGCTGCTGGCTTGTGCGACGTTGTTGGGTACGATTCATTCACCGTGTACCGCGTCGTCGACGCCACCGGAACGGACCGAGCTGACCGCGGAGCGCATGAAAGAGCTCGGTTTCAGCTACACGGCATGGCGCAAAGAGGATTTTTCGTACATCGAACTAATTTATCCGGTCCAGGTTCAAAAAACCCTCCTGCCTACTTCCGTACAACTGGCTACCTTCAATCGCAAAGGCGACCTGGTCCAGTTCTCCCAGAGCGAGGCGAATGGCCGTAGCAGATCGTTCCTTACCCGCTTCAATCACAAGGAACTGGACGTATCCGCACGCGTCCTCTACTGCGAGCGAAAGACGCGAGCATGCGTCAATTATGAAATCAGATCAGTCACCAGATTCGTGAACGAACACGGCGAGACCAGCGACTGAGATCTTTCGTCACGCGCAGCGTCAGGCTCAACGTCCGCCTGGCTGTACCGGACGCGGCAGACTGCGGAAGTAGTTCAGGAGACGGGGCTTGTCGGCGAACCACTTGGCATACCCGTTGTAGTAGTTCGCGAAGCTCTCCGCATACGTTTCGCGTTGAGCACGTACAAATTTGCCGTTGCCGTCTCCCTTCGTGTAGTAGCCGGTGGCTGGCGACTCTCGCTGCAGCGCTGCATAGTCGGCGTTGAAGGCAGCTTCAAAGGCTGGACTCAACGACAGCGTCCCCATGGCATGGTCGTAAGCATGGGCGAACTCGTGATCGAACAGTCCCTTGCTTCCATGGTTGAGCGACGTGGCATCGGTCGCGAAGACGACGATTTTTCGGTCCGGGAAGAATGCGCCCGGAGATTTGTCCCACGTCATGCCCGGCGGCCAGCCAGGAATCTGTTTGCCCCTCAGATCTGGCGCAAACTCGACAACGGAGGCCTTTACCGTGACGACCGAGATGCCGCCGAGTCGGACCGCCGACAATACCTGTTCCGGGTACTTCTTTAATGCGGCATCTGCAAGTCCAGGATTACTGCCTGGCGTGGACTTCACCGGCGGCGGCGGCGGATTCCCGCTCCCAGTCCCACTGCCAAATACCGGCAACCGGCTCAGCATCGACGTATCGACGTCCAATGGCAGGCCGATCTGCGCAAGCGACAGGTCGGGCGTATCCTTTTGGGAGGCCCAATAGCTTGGCGTCATGGATGGATTCGGATCCGCCCGCGAGAATTGATAGGATGGCGCATTCCACGCATCGTTGCCGTTCACAAATGCCAGGCCAGCCAGCCAGTTCGGGTTTTCCTCGAACTGGATCGGCTCGAGCTGACTGGATGCTGGAACGTAGTACTCGCCCCATTGATAGCCCGTGATCCGGTTCACGTACAGAGCCTGGTAGCCGTTATCGCCAATCTGGATGGCATTGCGGCTCATCGACGATTGGCGCGTATCGGGGATGGTGATCGTGGTGCGCGTGCGCAGTTCGGTGACCGACATGGCATTGTTCGCCTGGGCGATGACCCACCACAGATCGGTGTCCCCATAGGCCTGTTGCGCCAGGTTTTCGAAGTTGTCACCCTGGCGGAACTCGACGATGGCGTTGCCGTCGGTGTTGTAGTTACGCATCGCAGCGAGTCGGGGATCGGGCTGCGGTGTGGCCTGGCTCTCGCGATACCGGACTGCTTCGGCCGAGTTATGGATCGTAGTCCTGATATCGCGCGCGGGCATGCCGTCGCGCAGCGCAGCGACCCAGAACGCCAGGCCGCTGGCGTCTGCGGCGCGACCGAGTTCACTCCAGTAGATGCCCTGGATAGACGATTGCAAGGTGCTCGTGTACTGGACCGCTTCGTCGGTGCCAGCAAAAACCTGGTCGATACTCTCGGGCGTGTTCTGACCGCTTACCAGGGTATTCGCCCAAAAATTCAAGCCGCCACTGTCCGGCGCCCGACCGAAATGCTTGCGGTAAAGCTCAGTCAGTACCGCAACAGCCTGGTTGTAGGTCATGCCGGCGGCACGCGCGACAGCGTGAGGCTCGGCGAGCTGCTCGGTGGATGCCGGGGTAACGATGCCATTGTCACGATCCACGTTGTGGTTCGACTGAAGATCGGAACGCCGTGTATCTGGATCGATCGACGATGGATCGACGTAAGGTTTTCCTGTCATGTGGCTTATCCGTGTTGATTGAGTGTGTCCGTGCCCGCACCAGCGTCGCGATGTGTCGGCCTGCGCCGGGCCAGTGCGCCCTGGCGGGCAAAGAAAAAGCCGCCCGGATTGCTCGGGGCGGCTTCGATGTGGATGTCGTAGGGTCGAGCGCCGACACTATCGGGTCGGCTGCTCGTCTGCCTCGGGTGACGTTGGCGCTGTGGCGCACATTACGTGGATCGAGGGAAGTGATGGATGAATCTTAGGGGTGTTTGTTGGCAGCGCCAAGTTCTTTTTGCGTCGCCGGCGGCGTGCGGCGCAGGCGTGCGCCGGCGCGCGCGCAATGCGACTGGTACAAGCCTTCCAGCTCGCTCACCATGTCGGCGACCTTCTCGCGTTCGACCGCCCCGCCGCGGATCGGCTCGCGGCCGCTGCCGGCGCAGGCGGTGCAGCCACGCTCCCCATCGACCCTGGTGCCGTGGCAGACCGCGCACTCACCCGCCAGCCAGTGCGCCAGGCTGACCCGGGCGATCTTGGCATACATCGCGGTCGCGGCCTTGATGTCCCACTCGTGCTTGATCTTCATCCAGCCACGCGCCAGGCCCTTGGCGGTCACCGCTTCGGTCCAGGCGCGCAGCAGCGCGGCGATGGTGCGGCCGGCGGCGTCGACGCCATGTCGCGGAATCGTGTACGCATACTTGGCCCGCACCAGGAGCGAACCGAACACATTGCGCGAGCCGCCCGACAGGTCGGCCAGGGCCGCCGCGGCAAGGGCGTCGGTCGCATCGTTGATCCCATCGTCGCGCAGGTCGTTGGCATGCAGCGCGCGCAAATATTTTTCTACAAACATCGTGTCTCCTGGTGTGGTGGGGCGAGCGGCGCTCGCCGGTATGCAATCAGGCGCGCAGGGGCGCCGGGCCGAACAGTGCGGCGACCAATGGGTCGCGGCCGTTGACCGGGGTAAAGTCCGCATAGACGGGCGTCGGGGCCATCTCGGGATAGAGCGGCTCGACCGGATACAGCGGCGTGCCGTCGCGTCCCAGTTCGGGGCCGTGTTTCCAGACGTCCGCCTTGCCCGGCTCCTTGCCGACCCGGTGCACGTGGTTCAGTTCTTCCAGCTCGATCAGGCGCACGCAGACCCGCGATCGCGAGTACGCAAGCCGCCGCGCAATGTCGGCGGTGGCACACACGCCGTCCTGCAGTGTGGCGAACAGCGCGCTGTCGAAATCCTGCTGGCTCAGGCGACGGCGCGGGTGGCCATCGGGTTCATCACTGACATCCATATTTGCTCATCCCATGGTGGTCATGAGGCGAAGTCATCTCCGCCTCGCCGCGTCTTGCGGTTGATCAAAGTATAGGAATGCTATACATTCAAGTCAAGCAAAACTATACCCAATCGTAAAGATTTCCTATACCATGGGCATATGGAACTAAACACGACGATCGCCGGTTGGGTGAGAGAAGCGCGCATTGGCGCCGGCCTGTCCGGCTCGGCGCTCGGTGCGCGGCTAGCGCTCGAGCTCGGCACAGAACGCGGCAATACCAAGGCCAATATCTCGCACTGGGAAAACGAAAAGCACAGCCCGAACCTGAAGCAGCTGCTCGCCATTTCCCGTGTCACGTGCCGCAGCCTGCCGCCGGACATCCTGGCGTCGATGTCGGGCGCGCCAGCGCACGACGCCCCGCCCCTGGGCGGGGTGAGCAACGCCCTGCGGGTGGTGGCGGCCGAAGGCGACGACGATGGTTTCGTGCAGATCCCGATGGTCAAGCTGCGGCTGTCGGCCG